GAAAAGCCTAGCAAATCCGTCACAACATCTCCCTCGAAGCAGGCCCATTTTTCCGTGATAAGTTCTTTGCGGAGCTTGAAGACGTTCTTCTCGTGAACGTCAATCGCGCGCGCCGTTGCCAGAATTGACGGGAAGCAGTCGCCGGATTTCTGGTTTCGACAGCGCGCGAGATAGCAGTACAGCCGCCACGCGCCGCTACTCAATTCGTTCATACGATCCACTGCCTCATCAGGAATAAAGGCCATAGTTTGCCAGCTAATCCGTCGCTACTACTTCGGGACAGTTCGCGTGCGCTTTCGTAAATGCTTTGCCCACGTCTACCACCCATTGCAGCACGCCTGTCGGCATCGGGAACGCTTCACCACAGTGTGTGCATTCCATCGTGACCATGAATTGGAGCCGACAGCGCACGTTTTCCAAGACCTTTGTCGTTGTGATCGTGCGTTGCGTGTTGATGACGACGTGATAACCTTTACGTTTTCTCATTCGTCCTCCAGTTGATGAATTGCTTGCGGTTCATATTCTTCCTACTGCGCCAACTGATTCAGGGTGTTACTCACCCGTGATAACAGCCCGACAATCGTTCCGCCCAAATCGGACAAAACGACGATGGCGACAATGGCAATCAAGGCGATCACAAGAGCATACTCAATGATGTCTTGCCCTGATTCGTTTGTAAAAAACTTCTTCATACAATTCCTCAAAAGGGGGCATTGATTCACGCGGCTGGTTCACGATATGGGAAACCAGCCGCGCGCTTAAGGTTTCTAAAACGGAATATCGTCTGACCCTATTTCGGTTTCCGGGACAGGTTGCGACGCGGCTGGTTTCCCACGCGGGACGCGGACACGAACGGCCAGCGCCATTTCACCAAACGACTCCACTTCCGTCGCGAAGAGGGTGATTTTTTTTCCGATCCAATGTTCGGAATCATCCGACCCCAGCACTTTTTCAATCGTTTTCCAATTTGTCTTGTTTAGGATCAACGGCTTAGCATCCATCTCTCGAAAATGCAGCACTGGTTTCTGATCCGCTCGCTTCGTTTTGGGGTCGGTAAATTCTTCCCAGGTGCAATCCTTAATCGTGACGGTTATATCGGCTTCTTCGAGATCGTCGACTTTCAGGTATTTACTGGGGAAAACTTCAGCGTATTTCATATCAGGTTCCTTTCGGTTTGATTTTCAGTTTTTGTCTGTTTAGGTATCTGTGCGGCCAGGCAATCACGCACAGACAAACTTGCTTTGCTTCACAAGCCCAACCGCACCATCTTGTAGCTCAAAGCCTTGTCTGCCAGCGCCCGCAATCGCCCCAGCAACGACCCCGCCGGAAGCGACGATGGTCGAGCCTCGCCATTTGTGACGAGCGGCGCGGCTGCGGCTATCGCTGCAACCGACGAGGGGCGCGGCACGTGGCGGCGGTTGCGCGCCTGATTGAGCGCGTTGGCGTAGCTCTGGGCCGAGTCGCGGAAATCGAAGGGAGCGCCAATTACTTTGCCTTCGTAATCCACGACGCGATATTTGCTACCTCTGGGTTGTACGGTGAAATAAATCATCATGAGAACTCCTTTGAATGATGTGCCGCCGGACTCCGGCAAAGTACCAGCGGCACTTCCCACGCGCCTTCCCTACCGCCCTATCCCCACCCGGATAGGTAAGCCAGCGCGTGAAACTGGAACTAGGTGGACAGGGGCATCCTAAGCGACGTATGACCACGCCAGGCTTTGCCCGTGAGATTGCTGAAATTCTGGCCATTGGCCAACCGAATCGAATTCCGTTTGACAAGCTGCACTTTGACTTCGATCCAACCTTGATCGCTGTGCGTGCGTACGACGTCACCCGGTCGCAGCGAGTGCAGCCATTGGCGATAGAGTGCGCGGGAATCGGCTTCGAGGCGTTCCATTGCGGCGCGCGCCGAAGCCGCTTTCAATTCCGCCTTGCGCAGTTGCGTATGCAGTCGCGCGCCTTCAGCATCGTCGGTCGTGGCTACGAATTCGGCGCGCCGCTGGGTACTGAGCCGCACGAGGGAAACATAGCGATCTTGCGCCGCTCGTAACTTTGCTTCCAATGCCTGGGCTTGTGTGAGAATGGTATCCATAACTATCCGCGCAACCGTGCGTGAAAGCGTCCGATGCGGCGATGGTGCATCACTGTTTCCAAGCACATTCCTGTAAACATTCGTTGTGCTTCTGTTTGATCCGTCAGGATCGTGAACGCACTGGGCCGCTTCCCGAAATCCAAACTGCTGGATGTCCCGATGACGTGTGCGACAGTTGGCTTCGCCTCCACGCCGACCGTCGCGGGAAGGTCGGTTTGCAACGAATGCGCAACGATTTCCTGATTCGGCTTTCGTAGAATTCGATGGTTAGCATGGCGATTCCTCCGTTGTGCTGGCATCCCAAAAGTCGTTGGCTTCCTCGATGGAGAGTTGATCGAGCTTGCCACAGCGCCTGCATACCAAGCGGTGCTCTTTCCAGAGTTCCTCGTCTTCGAGGTAATAGCAGGTCTCCATTGCAAAGCTGCAATCCAGCAAAACGTCTATGATTTTGGCGAAGAAGCTCATCGAAAAAGCCGCCCCCAGAGAATCCCAAAGGCTCTCAGTCCTCTGGGGGCGTACCCAGCAAGGTAAAACGTTCTGAAACGATCCTTCGTTTTCCAGCGCGTGCCAGACGGTGAAGGCGACCGAAACTGGGGTGCTGGCCTCTCGGCGGTCGAGAGTGCCCGGCGGGGTTTGTGAATTCGCCTTACCGTTCATAACCCGCCGGACGTGCCAGCAAAACTGGTTGTCAAAGTCGTTGCGCGCGCTCGCGTTCGTAGAGCACGGCCAGCGTCTGCGCTTTCAATTCCGAACTCACACGCTCGGTTTCCATTAAAATCTCGGCGCTGCCTGCGCCTGTCGGTAAACGCCGCTCAATCAATTTGATTTGCAGCCACGCGAGCAGCAGAAGCGCGGCGCTGGGGCTTTCGGATTGGACGGCGGCCATCAGTTCGTCGGCGCGTTGCAGCGGGTTGCATTGCCCGGAAAACGTGTCGCCCACGCGATCACACCAACGCTGCAACTGGCGCACGGCGCGTTTCAGGTGTTCGGCGATTCTCGTTTTGTCGAGGCCCCGCAACGCGAAGGCCAGTACGCTGTTGGCGTCCATATCCAAAGTTAAAGGCATTCAATTTCCATTGCCGGTGAAGGACAATGCCTCTTTCGGTAGTAGTCGTTTTTCGGTCGTTTTACGTCCTTCTCAAGCGCGGTGCTTTTTCGTTATGGTTGCGCGTGGAGGAAATCAATCAAATGAATCGTTCAACTCTTGATGCCATCAGTCGTGCCAACTGGGAGCGCCGCACACGGCAAATCGTCGCCTTGCAAGCTCCGTCACTCGTCGCTATGCGTCTGCTGACGCCGGTGAGGAAGCGCCGGAAATCGCGCGTGCATCCCGATCAGATGCCTTTGCCGTTCGGTTCCGAATCGAAACGTTGACTTCAATGTCGCCGCGTGCGTAGGCCCGCAGCAATGCGACAAACAGCGCAGAGACATTGCCTGCGAATTTCTCTTTGGCTTCCGCCTGCACAAAAGCGTGCAGGTCGTCGGGTATGTACGCGCCCATCAGTTTGCCATTGCGATTTTGTGCCATAAGAATTTTGTGATGAGGGGCGAGGGAAGTGCCCTAAACCGCCCTCGCCCTTTGGTTCGCATACAGGTGTTGTTGAACGCTTACCTGTTCTCCCGCATGCGTTTTGTAGATGCTTTCTCAACCCAACGAAGGAAAGCATCCGCCTTTGCCGCGTGGCAAAGATCAAGACAAGCTGAGACCATCCACCGCCGTGAGGCGCGTCCTGCTTCGTCGCATTGCGAATGGATATGAGATTTCATGTGCAGCCAGCTTGGTAATTTGGCTCAGGTTGAGCGCGCTCTGAGCGGGTTAGACTGCGGGCGCGCTCAAAACCTGCCGGGAATTTCGTTCGCGGACCAAATGCGCGCGCTCCATCAGTTGGCTGGCGCGCGCTTGCAAGGCGCGGATTTCGGTTTGCAGCCGATTGGCTTCGGCCTCGTCGCGCCGGGCTTCTTCAAGGCCCCAGTGCTCCGGGATGGAGGTCAATTCCACTTCCGGCAGCGCAATCGGGTTCGTAATCAAATGCTCGACAGCCTGCTGGATGTGCGGCAACTCAACGACGAGATCGCTGTCCATCGCCTGACGGTACAGATGCGCGAGCACGGAGGCGCTGCGCTGCTCGGCTTCCAGTTCTTCAATGCGGGAAAGGATAATTGCACTCATAAAATACCTCGGATGTAAGGGGCGCGTGCATCACGAGGCAGACGCACGCGCCTTGACGACCATCTGCAAAAACGTGGGGGAAAGCAGATGGCAGGGGGAGAAGTCGAAAGGGAAACCCGGCAAAAAATGGGGAGCAGAAAGACTCTTCTGATTTCCACTCCCCTAGTTAGGAGGTTCACCCGTGTGGTGCACCTGTTGGAGCCGGTGCGCGCTCTTTGCTGCCTGATTCCGAGCAGCAAACTGCAAAGATCAAAAAGGCCAGATGGGGAGTTCCCGGTCTCCACCCGGCCCTTGTGTGCTGACAGTGGCGGCTGGTAACAGCACACACCCAAACTGTCAGGGCACAATCGCATATTCCGCGTAGCCGCTGTTGTAGCCCTGCCCGGCGCGCAAGCGGCGCAGGATGTCTTTCATATAGCGGCGGTTATTGGCGGCAAAAAAGCTTTCGTCCTGAATCGCGCGCGTGGCGTCGCTCAGCGGCATTCGCTCCACTACGCCATCAACACGCAGTTCGCGCCGTTCGATCATTGGCTCCGCCGTCGCCATCGCGTTGATGTCGGCTTCCGTCGGCGCGACCGGGGCGCACGTCGGCTCCGGTTCGGGAATCGTGAGCATTCCTTCAGACGCCAGATGTTCGACGCGCGCGGCATAGCGTTTCCGCGCTTCGTGTAAATCCGCTTGGAGTTTCGCGCTGTTCGGTTTGACGGTCTCAATCCGCAGCAATTGCCGCAACTTCGCGCCGAGCGTGAACAACTTGTAATCGCCGACAGACTTCTCAATCGCCAAGCCCGCGTCACACGCCGCCAGCAACCTCGCCAGCTTCTCGGCACATTCCGGGCCCGTGCCGCGGGCGATGGATTGACTGTCGGTCAGCACGCGGCGGCAAAAGTTGCACCGCGCTTTGCTGACTTGGGGTTGGCGTGAAGTGGTTGTTGTGAGCATTTGGGAACTCCTATTGTGCTGGCTGTTATTTTTCCTGGACGCTGACAATGCGATCTGCAATGCGGATGTAGCGCCGCGCAATCTTCGTAGCGTCATCTATATCCAGCGCAAGCATGTGCAATTCTTTGAATTCGCCCGTGTCGGCATCTTCATAAATGACCAGCCATCTTTTCTTTGTGAGCATTGGGAACTCCTGGGAGTTGATGACGGTTGGCCGGATTCGCACCGGCTTGCCTCACAACTCGCCAACCGCGTCTGAGGCTCGGATATTTGCTCTGGAAGAGCGTGGCGCTGCTCGCGTGTCCTACCACGCCGCAACCGTCCAATTATCGAAGATCGTGTCGCGTCATTGCGACGACGGGAGGAGGGTACACTTGCAGTGAACCACTGTCAACTATTATTCAACTTTTTAACAAAAAAAACATCCATCGAAACGTTCAAGAGATGACAAATCTTTGCCAAGACTTCCACGGAAGGCTTTGAACTGCCTGACAGAATGTTGTTTATTGCTGAACGGCGGACACCTGCTTTGCGAGCAATCTCTGCCTGTGAAATGCCAGCATTATCAATAGTTTGGCGAAGAATCTCGGCATTGAAATCTACAACGATATTTTCCATGACATTGAGATTATATCTGCCATTTCGCTCACGTCAACTGTTAGTGTACGAAATATTCATATCAGTCAACCATTTTCCTGCATAAACTGTAGGTGTACATGTTATGAATTGGGTATTAGGTAAATGGATGCGAGAGAATCGTGAACAACGACGCTGGTCGCAGGATGTTCTTGCCGAAAAAGTAGGAGTTACAAAATCCTACATCAGTAAAATTGAAAATTCGACAGATTACATGGAAGTGACCCGCGAGGTGCTGGATAAGTTGGCGGGAGCATTCGATCTGCCAGCTTACGATGCTTATGAAGCCGCGGGCTTTATTCGCCCAAGCGATAACACGGAGGTTGTTTTACTCTGGCATCTACCGCGCGGCACGCGGACGCCCGTACAAATCACTGACCCAGAAATCCTTGCTGCTACCCGAAAAGCCATTGCTGAAAAATTGAAAACTAAATAACTCAACCCACAGGAAAGGCGTACCTCATATGGAAGTCCCTAACGTCGAAACCCTGTCGGACTATTTGCGGATTGCCGAAGCAGCAACCGTGATTGAATTGCCCTTAGCCGACGATCTGGAATCTGCGCTCGCTTGGATGGACGGGCAATGGTTCCTTGTTATTAACACCGCAGCCGCCGAAGCCAAGCAAGAGTAAGGAAAGAAGTGGTATGAGCAGAATAGAAGATCACGGCCCGGTTCAGATTGAATATGATCTTCCAAATAAGGTTGTGATTAAGATCGACTTTTATGCACTTTCTCTGGCAGCAATGAGAATTATTGACGGGCACCGCTATGAATTTGGTCATGAGGCGTCTTATGCACCTCGCCCCATAGACTCTATAGAAGAAGCCTTTGCACATGGAATGAAGGAAGCTGAAGTGAAATGGCCGTCGTCCAAAGGCTGGCAACATGACGTAAAAGTCCAAGCGGTCACGGTTAATAACGAGTTTCCTATCCCTCCATTGACTCGTAATCAGGGCTAGTCAATGGCTGTTTTTCATAGAAAACTTTACCGTTCACAGTAATTCTCTCTAACTCGATCAGGGAGAAGTCCACTAACGAAAACTCAGGCGGTAAAGTGATTTTATGAAAGACTTCGGAGCGAAGCGATGGCGGCGCAGAATCAACGAATCGTACCACGCAGCCATTTGGGTTGCTCAGGGTTCCCATCCAAGTACAAGGCGACGAAGCCTCCGCTTTAATAGTATTTTCTTGCATACGCGCAAAGTATGCGACAGATTGCAGCCTCATTTGGTACACGGAGCCTCGCCTATGGAATACAGGTTCCCTAGCGACAAGCAACGCCTCAACACCTTCATCGTGTACACGGTCGGCGGCGAAAAACTGCACATTGTCGCCAATCGCTATATCATCAACCGCGACGCGCAAACCATCGAGTTTTTCACCGACGAAGATGAACGGCGCGATGATCTGATGCTCTTCACGCACGGCGTTGTGATGGTGCAACGCGCGGCAGAAGAATTACCCGAATCAACCCCAGCTATTTAACGGAGTCATCTATGCAACGCCTCACCACTCTCTGCCTGATCTGTTCCTTCGTTCTTGGGCAGCCCTCTTTGCTCTTGGCGCAAACCCGCAACAACCTTGAACGGGCATCCGCGTTGCCAGAGTTTGGCACGCTCGTAGAAATCGCCAACGCGCAATCGGTGTATGTGTATGCGAACGATTTAGAAGCGCGCAACATTATTGTCAAAGAACTCAGCAAGACGTCGCTGCGGATTGCGGACACGCCGGAGCGTGCTGATTTCCTGCTTCTCTATGGTGTTGAAAGCGAAGTCACGGGGCGTAGCTATCATTCGGCCTCATCGTATTCGTATGGTTCCGCGAGCTATTTCGGTCTGGGCATGATCAATAAAGATCACATTGGCGATATGGCCGCCGTTGTCCGAGGGCAGGCAGTGGACGGCAAACCGCGTCCGCGCATCCTGTGGACAACGCGCAAAGTACGCTCCTATTCCAGTGGCATCACTTTGAATCGGAATCCAGCCACCAATGGCACGCGCGAATTCTTGAAAGAATGGGAAAAGGTTCAAGCTCACGGCCCGGCGGTCAATCAACCTCTCAAGCAGTCGTCTATCGCAACTCCGTCACCATTGCCTGCCAGCAAGTCCCAGGCAATGACCAACACTGACATTCTGCTACTGGTCACGGCAGGCTTTTCGCCCGAGTTGATCGTAGCGAAAATTCGCAGCACTCCCAGCAGCTTTGATACTTCCATCAACGCCCTTCAGGAACTCAAAGCCGCCAGCGTGCCCGAAGCGGTGATTATGGCAATGATGGAAGGCATAAAGCCTGCGCCTGCGCCGACTGCTGTTGCGCCAATGTCAGAACAAGCGCCAGTGACGCAAAGGCAAGCCCCTCAGTCATTAGATAGGATTGTTGTGCCGGGCGGAACCCGTGTGCTTTTGGAACTAGCATTCACTGTGACATCCGATCAGATGAACCCCGGCGACACGCTTTCTTTTACAACTGTCCACGCTGTTGAAGTAGAGGGGTATGTCGTGATCCGTCGAGGAGCAATTGCCACGGGGCGAATTGTGAAGTCAGAAGGCGGCAAATCTTGGGGGCGTGGCGGCAATATCGCGTGGCAAATCTCTGATGTGATGACACCCGATGGAACAAGTATTCCGCTGCAATTTGCTTCGATGACGACCAAAGGGGATGGCAAAGGCGGAGAAATGGCAACAGGAATGATATTGACAGGGATTTTAGCGGCCCCTGTGTTCGTTCCACTATGGGGTTTCAAAAAAGGGAAGGCAGCCGTCATCCCGGCTGGAAAACGATTTGAAACCATCGTTCCTCAAGACGTCAATTTAGATTACATCCCCAAGCTACGTTCCGGCGATCCACGCGCTTATCAGGAACCCGTTCGATTGCCCGGCATGCTCAATCGCTCCGCCAAAGAGATCAACGAATCCAAAACCATCTTTCGCCGGAACTAAGCTCGACCCTCGCCATTCGTGACGGTATCGTCGAAGCGGTTTCCCTCCTCCTGGGGTTGTGGTATCTTGTACGCACAGTGGCACCCAGGAACAATGAACCATCCTCCCAATCCACGCCAACTTGCGCCTGAGCCACCGGAATTACTTTCCTTGCGCGCCGTGCGTGCCATTTTTCTCCGCTCTCGCTGCTGGATCAATGAATTCGGCGTGCCGACCGCGCCGTCCGAGGCGACCATTCGCCGCTGGGCGGATTCGGATGTGCTGCCCGGCATTCCGATTGGCGGCAAGAAGTTCGTCTCCAAATCCGTTGTGCTCACCTTTCTGGTCAATCTTTCCAAGCAGCATCGGCAAATTTGCGGATGACGGCCAAAGTTTGTTCGGCCCCCTCGCCCTTGTCGAATCGCTCAAATCGCTCATCAGATTTTTAGCTGCTGTGGTAATTCTCATGCGCCATGAGCAAACGCTGGGTACAACTGAAACGGGTCTGGCTGGCGTTCTGCTCGGCGTACTGGCGCGAAATCAATCCTGTCCATCGCGCGCGGTTACTGGGAACGATTTCCGCGTCGCTTACGATTGGCGCAATCTCGTTGGCGGCCTATGTGCTTCTCCAATGGTTCTTTGCTGACACCGTACCGACGTGGAGCGAACTCAAAGCCGCCGCCGCCACTGGCATCACGTCGAGCGGGATGGCGTATCAGATTTTCCCGAAGCACTTGCAATTGAAAATAGCTTCGACGACATCGCCGGAACCGACGATGGTCGAGCCAATCATCGAAGGCCCTGAACCGCTGGAAAGCGAGGAATCCGATGAGCGATGAACCCAAAAAATCTTTGAAAGACCGTCTCAGCGATGATCTGTTGCAGGCGATCCGCGATGCCCGCGACGAACGAATTGAACAGTTGCGCGCTGAACTCCGCGATGCGGATGCGGCTCTTGTGCGCAATGCCCGCGTCGGCCACTTATGGGGCAGGTTGCCGACGTGGGCAAAAATTGTCCTTCCGCTCGTACTGCTCCTGGGGGTACTGTGGGCTGCCTTCCAATTGGCGGATTGGTGGACAGCCCACAGCTTAGACCGACAACGCTCCCTGTACGAAGCCACAGCGACGAAGCTCCAAACGGAACTCGAAACCCAGCGCCAGGCCATCACTGCCGCGACGCTGGCCCAGCAGGCCGCCGAAGCCAAAGTGCTGGCGTTGGAAGCCGAGCGCGACCGGCTGTTGCTCCAAAATCAAGCGTTCCAAGCGACGTTGACCGCGCTGGCGTCGAAAACTAACAGCGCACGAGTAGTTTATGAAGCGACACAAACAAATCCTCGCAACGATTTCAATTTTGATGCTGATTACGCTTCCGAGCTTCAGCGCCTTCGCGCAAGGCAAGAAAGGCTCGGCGTCCAATCCGCTCGCTGAATTGGAACGTCAGGTGCTGGCCGGTTGTGCCAATGCCCTTGACCGCATCGAGGCTGGTGATGCGCTCATCAAAACGTTGACCGACGAGAACAATGGGCTGAAGGAAGACATCAAGCAGAAAGCCCAAATCATTGCCAAGCAAGGCGAAACGATTGATGCCCAAAAACAAGAGAAACAAACCTTGCAGGCCGTGATTGAGGCGAACACGCTGGCGCTGCGCAAGAGCAGTGAGTTGATTGAAGTCCAGAGCAAACGCATCGCCGAACAGGACGCGACCATCAAAAAGCTTCAGGAAAAAGCCCGGCGGCGTGGAAAGTTCGCGCTGGGATCAAGTGCAGGAGTGATGATTTTGCTGGCCCTGCTCATTTTGTAAACCCTCTCACCGAAGTCCCGAAAGGTGAAGCTATGTTGCTGTCGCATCGAATGGAGAATTTTTCCATGCACGTGCCAATGTCTCTCCTCACAGCCGTTGCCATGTTCTGCGTCGCGCTCCTGATTCAACTGGATGCCGCCTTGCTCAGCAAGGCATTTGTGATGGTCACGGCCCTCTGTACGCTCACCGTCGCCTTGCTCAAATGGCGCACAGAGCGTCGCAATCAGGAGATGTATCACGAAACGCTGGAAAAGCTGGCCCGCCTGCAAGTCGAAAACGAAATCCTACGCGCGCAAAACGAACAATTCCAATCCGAGCGACAAAGCTTTCGGCGAGAAATTCGCGGGGAAGTTGCCGAGATGAAAAAGAAACTGGAAGGCACACATGAGATTTGATCGCAAGAAATTCTTCGACGGGTATCGCGCCCAATTTGGCGGCCTCAAACAATCCCAAGTGGAGGGCTTGGAGCGGCTGCTCGGTTTCATCGAAGCCGACAACTGGCAAGACATTCGCCACGTTGTTTATCTACTAGCCACAATCAAACACGAATGCGCTGACCAATGGCAACCCATCAACGAGTTCGCCAGCGGCAGAGCCTACGAAGGCCGCCGCGATCTCGGCAACACCCAACCCGGCGACGGCCCGCGCTTCAAAGGGCGTGGCTACGTGCAAATCACTGGACGGCGCAACTACCAACTCTTTTCCCTGGTCACAGGACAGGATTTGATTACGTCCCCCGACCTGACCTTGCGTCCAGAGATTGCCTACCAAATCGCCTCGCACGGGATGCAGAACGGTTCTTTCACTGGCAGACGTCTGGGGCAATATATCAATCTGAGCGGCTGCGACTACCGCAATGCCCGCCGGATCATCAATGCCCTCGACAAAGCCGACTTGATTGCCGGATATGCGGTGAAGCTCGAAAAGATTCTCAAAGGCGCGCTGCTGGCGTAGCCTCTTCGATCCATCAACCCTGAAAATAAAGTTCTGGCTCAGCCAGACGATTTCGTTAAATATGGCGAGAATTGAAGTAAAAAACCTCTCCGAACCGGAAAAAACAGACTTTAAAATCACCTGTCGCGTTCACTTCCGAGGCGCATCCATGTCCGAAGTGCTGCTCTGGCAAATTCGTAGCCTGAACCGACAGGCGCGACAATTGCACCCGACTGCCTTCAACGCCCTGACTCTCGAAGAAAACGAAGTCGAGGAAGCGATTCGGCTTCACGGTCTCAACACCCTCAAAGACTTGTACGCCGAGTTTCGCCGCATCCCCTACACCCGGCTGCGTGACGAGATTCTGCCGCGCCTGATTGCGCTGGGCTTGGTCGAAGAGCGACTCAAAGGCCGTGCGCAGAAGGAAAATAGCAATCAGGGGCAACAGCAGAAGCTGTATTTCTCGAAATCGAAAAGGAAAGCCGCATGAACGAGCACGAATCAAGATGTGGCTTCGAGATGCGCCCGGTTCGCGCAGGTATGGTTCAAGGGAATTCATGCAACGATTGCTTGCCTCCCATTGCCAAGAGATTGAGCGTATTGTATTCGGCGAGGCTTTTGATTGTGACGGGATCATCTTGCGACATCACGCCGTCAATGCCTGGCATTGGACTTTGGCTTTGTCGGAATCGGTAAATTGAAGGGAGAAAGCAAAACCGGATGCCGAGACGGAAACGAGACACAAATGGTGAGGAGATTTTGACTGAGCGCGAGCAGCTTTTTGTCGAAGGTGTGGCGCGCGGGAAATCAAAGACGCAAGCTGCCAAAGATGCCGGGTATTCCGCAAAAAGCGCGGCGGACGCCGGGAAAAAAAATACCCAAAAACCCCCCATCAAACGAGCCATACAAAAACGCATCTCCGCCCTGAGAGCTAATACAAATGAAATCTTGTCGCTCTTTGCGCTCCATCTGCGGGCTGACTTCGGAGATTTTTCAGAGGAATGCTGGAATGAAGATGGGACAATCAATTGGGAAACTGCTAAGCAGTTGGGCTTGTCGCGGCTCGTAAAATCCGTGAAACGGGAAACCCGGTATGCCAAAGGGGTAGACGGAGAAATGGAGAAAGTCATCAAAGTGGAAGTCTCTTTGCACGATGCCCAATCAGCCGCCAAGACGTTAGCGGAAATTGCCGGGCTGAAGCAACAGGCATCCCAAACGGTCGTGCAAGTAGACTTGTCCGCGTTGTCTGATGCACAGTTGGATCAATATGAGCAGTTTCTCTTACGCGGCGAACGGCCTGAGCGAGCCTTTACCCTGGCAAAACGAGCAAGAACTTGAGCGGATTCGCGTTTTTCGAGATCGCCAGCGCCGGAAGCAAGAGCGCGCACAAACCCTGCCGGTTGAATATCCTCTCTTTCGCGGCGACAATCGCACCATCCAATCCTATCGAGGGTCAGAGTTCATACTCTCTGGGCCTGCCGAGACGGGCAAAACCTGGGCAACTCTTTGGTTGCTGGATTCGCTACTGCGCGCCACGCCGAAAGGCAAATCCAACCTCATTCGCAAGGTGCAATCCGACATCTGGGGAAGTGTGTGGGTCACATACAAGGCCATCCAGGAGCGGCGCGAAGCATTGGGCGAACCGGCGGTCACGTATTATGGTGGCGAAAAACCGGAGTGGGTCAATTACCCGAACGGCGCGAAGCTTTGGATTGTAGGCTTGGACAATGCCAGCAAGGTGCTATCTTCGGAGCGTGACTTCATTTATGTGAACCAGGCCGAAGAGTTGGAGGCGACAGATTGGGAATTCCTGACGATGCGCAACACGGGGCGCGGTTGCGTGACTGACACGCCGATGCTGTTTGGTGATGCCAACCCCGGCCCGGAAGATCATTGGATTCTCAAGCGCAGCGAAATCAAGCTCTTTCATTCCCTGCACAAAGATAATCCTTCGCTCTATCACGAAGATGGCACGCTGACCGAACAAGGCGTCAAGACGATGCGGCGGCTGGAATCGCTCACAGGCGTGCGCAAAGAACGCTATTACTATGGAAAATGGGTCGGTGCTGAGGGGTTGTTCTTCGAGGTTCTCAATGATGACGATCACGTGTGCGAGCCATTTGAAATCCCGCTCGATGCGCCGATCTGGGGCGCGCTGGATCACGGGTTTATCCATAACACAGCCTTTTCGCTTTTCACCGAAATTGACGGCACGATCTATCTGATTGGCGAACACGCGCGCAACAAATGGCTGCCGCCGCATCATTGCAAAGCGGTTTGGGAACTGATGGACAAGCTAAAACTGGATCATTGGCGACTCTATGACATTGTGGCCGGTCACGATGTGTTTCAGGTCAAAGGCGACAAGGAAGGCAAAACGATTGCAGAGCAATATCAGGAATCCCTTGACCCGGAAACAAAACAGCCCAACGGTATCACGCTTACGCACGCCAATATTGCTCGGCATCCTGGCGCGATGGAGTTGCTGGCACGCTTCGGAAATCAGGAAATGAATATCCCACCAACGTTGAAAATCTGGAACACTTGCCCGAAAACCCTCGCCACGTTCAAGCGATTAGTTCATGACCCGAAAGCGATTCTGGACGATGTGTTAAAAGTGGACTGTGACAGCGAAGGCAATGGCGGTGACGATCTTTATGATTCTTGTCGCTATGGCGTGATGGCGCGGCAATACGCTCAAGGCGGATACGCGACCGCTGGCGAGCGCCGCTAAAGTAGCTTGCACCAATAACCTGCCATCCTTTGCCATTATCCCGCCCGATGGCAAAGCGCAGCAGACGAAAACTTCCCAGCGAAACCACCCCTGCGGTTGATCTCACGCAGGATTACGCCAGCAATCAACCGCTGACCGCCGTGCCGCGCTTCCTCTCCGGCAACGCGCCCGATCCTTCCCGCGAAGAAGTTCCCCTTGAAACCTATCGTCAAATGATGACCGACGCGGAAGTGTCGTCGGCTGTCCGATTGCTCGCACAAAAGGTAGCTGCGGATGATCCTTTGCTGACGCCTGCGAAGCCAGACGAGGAAAGCCGCCAAGCCCTTGCGGATGACATTGCCGCTTTCCTTCGCCTGCAATTGAAGAACGTTTCGATGAAGGATACATGCGAATCTTTCATCACAGAAGCGCTCCATCAGGGCTATAAGATCGCTGAGCAAACCTTTGAGATTTTGGAAACGGGCAAATATGCCAACAAAGCAGCCTTGAAGTCCCTGCGCTTACTCGATATCGAAGACGTTAGCTTCGCGGTAGATCAATTCTGGAACGTCATTGGCTTTCGTCCGCGCCGGAATCAGTTGGAGATTTTGCCGCCCGAAAAGTTTCTGTGGTTCGCGCCCTACCGTCATAACAACGACCCGCGCGGCAGTGTCTGGATTCGCAGCGCACATACAGCGTACGGCTCCAAGCAGCGCGTGCGCGGTTTCTACGATAAGTTTCTTGACCATTACTCCATCCCCAGCGTTCACCTGCAACCATCTCAACAAGCCAAAGCACAACCAAAGTTCGACAAGAATGGCCAAGTCGTGATGGCGAACAACAAGCCCGTCATCGTGCAACCTGATGAGGCTTTGCTTGAAGTGGGCAAAAGTTTCGAGAACCGGAAAGTGTTGGTCACGCCGCACGGTACCACTGTGGATTTGCTGCAAGTGGAAGCGCAGGGCGAAGCGTTTGAGCGCGCGCTGAAGATTGACGGGCAAGAAATCACGCTGGCGATTCTGCTGCAAACTCGTGCGACCAAAGAAGCACAGCACGGCAGCAAGGCTGACAGCCAGACGGGAGAGAACCTGCTGAATGATCTGGTCTGGTCACTCAAAGGAAAACTGGCGCGCACGCTGCGAAAGCAGTGTCTGGAAGTGTTGGTCTATCTCAATTGGGGGCCGGAGAACGTAAATTTGACGCCTTCGCTCTCCCTGGGGGATTCCGACCGCAAAGACTGGGCCACCGACGCGAGCGCCGCGTCTGAACTTGCGCCCCACGTCACGGATTCCCAATGGGATGCGCTCACGACGCAGCTTGGTTTGCCCTTGCCGCTGGACGGAGAAGAACGCCCCAAACGGAGCGCAAGCACCGCGCGCACCAATAGCGAAACCGCTGGTGATATTCCTATGGACGAAGAATGAGTTCACGACTTTTACAATTTTTGTGCGAAGAGAATTGGGCGATCAGCGAAGAGCATCTTCGATTGGGCGCACAAATCATCTTTCGGGAGCACACGCCAGATTTTGAAGCGGTCGCCGCGCGACGAGCCAAAGCTCTCGACGGCACGCGCGCCGCGCAGCTCCGCGAAGGCGGCATTGCCGTTATTGAAATCATTGGCCCTATCACGCGGCACGCCTCGTTTTTCTCGGATTGGTGCGGCGGCGCAACTGTCGAAACGCTTGCCCAAGACTTCAACGCCGCGCTGAATGATCCAACCATTACCGCGATTATCCTGAAAATAGATTCGCCCGGCGGTTCTGTCACCGGCATTAACGAGTTCGCGCAAATGATTCACGACGCGCGCGGCAAAAAGCCTGTGTGCGCGTATGGGGATGGGCTGGTTGCCAGTGCCGCCTATTGGATCGCGTCCGCTTGTGACGAGATCGTGATGGATAGCACCGCAATTGCCGGTTCCATCGGCGTGATTTCGCGCGTGTCGAATCCTGACGCCGAAAAGTCGCGTGACCTGACCTTTGTCAGCAGCCAAAGCCCGAACAAAAACGCCAACCCAAACACGACGGCGGGCGCAAGCCAGATTCAACAATTGATTGACGATCTAGCGGATGTGTTCATTTCCACCGTCGCGCGCAATCGTGATGTGAGCGCCGAAACAGTCCTCTCTGACTTCGGGCAAGGCGGCGTGATGGTGGGTGAGCGTGCGGTCAAAGCAGGTTTGGCTGACCGTCTTGGCTCATTTGAGCAATTGATTTCGGAGCTTTCTGCGGGGACGTGGGAAGCCAAAAAGAAGCCAATGAAGGCGACTTCGGCGGCGCTTCAACAAGGAGAAGAAACCGATATGGACAACGATACCTTTGTCGCCAAATTGAAATCGGCTTTAGGCTTTGGCGCGAAAGCGGAAGAGCAACCCGCCAAAGTGGTCGCCACAGCGGACACGGACGATGAAGCCGCGCGCTGGAAAGCGGACGCGATGAAGCTGCGCGCCGAACGTCGCGAACGCATCGAGGCTGATGCCCAAGCTTACGCGACGCAATTGCTGAAAGAGGCAAAAGCCCTGCCCTTCCAAGTGGCGCAGATCACCGAAGATTACATCTTGGCCGCGACTGATGACCTCGAAAATCCGCTGTCCGACGGCTCGCGCCTGGCTAAGCTGAAGGCACGGCACGAAGCGATGAAAGCCCATTCGTTATTGACCGAACAAGTCGCCAGCGAAAAAGCGGTCACGCTCGGCGCGGACAAAGCGGAAGACGAAACCGCCGCGACGGAACTGCGCAAAAAAGAATTGTTGGCGATGACCCCGTTGGGCGTCGCAGTGCAGAAATAATGCCCGTGAGGGCTTTATCAATAAGGAGACGATATGCCTTTAGTGACAACCTTCACGGTGCAAAAACTGGAACCAGTTTTCAACGCTGAAGAGGCGTTGGTGATGAGCGTCAAGCTCGGCAATTCCCTGACCCTTGCGGCAGGAACGGTACTGGGGCGCAAAGCCTCGGATAATAAATGGTACGCCTATAACGACGCGAACAGCGACGGGACGGAAGTCGCCAGAGCGATTTTGCAATATGCGGTTGCTACCGATTCCAGCGGCAACGCCTTCTACGGCACAGCAGCGGCAAGCGAGCTTGGCGAATCCGTGCTGACCGTTCCGGCCTTCATCAATGGCAATTTCGCGGTGGCCGACTTGACTGGTTTGGACGCCAACGGCTTGGCCGATTTAGGCGGACATCTCGTGTTCGGAGACAACTTGGCAGACACCGCCAACGCTGTCATCCATATCGGCTAAGCCGACAAACCTACATTTCCAAAAGACAAGGAGTGAATTGATATGCCAATCACTGTGACTTACCCGACAAATTCGGAATTGCAGGCAGTCGCGCAAGCCAAAATCCCGAATTTAACCAAAAACCGGCCCATCTTCGACATTCTGCCGATTCGCAACGTAGATGCCGACGTCGTGATGTGGGATCAAGAAGACAATTATGTGGGCTTGCAGCAAATTCGCGGGCTGAATGGACAGCCGTCGCGCGTCAAACGAGTCGGCGGCAAGCGTTACCTGATGTCACCTGGCGTCTACGGTGAATTTCTCGTGGTGGATGAAGTCGAAATGACCCGGCGACGTGGCTACGGCACGTTTAGCGGCGCGATTTCGATTGATGACCTGGTGATGCGCTTGCAAGATCAACTGCTTGGCCGTTGCCTGGATCGCATCGAAAAAATCGGCTGGGATTTGCTGACCTCTGGCACGTTCAGCGTGGCCGGGCCAGATGGCATCACCTACGAAACCGACACGTTTTCGCTGCAAACCTTTTCTGCTGGCACAGCCTGGTCAACGGCAGCGACGTCCACGCCGCTCGCGGATTTCCGCGCAGTGCAGTTGCTGAGTCGTGGCTACAGCGTGAATTTTGGCGCGGCGGCGAAGGCCTATATGAACCGCGTCACGTTCAACAACCTCATCAAGAACACGAACAGCGCAGACTTGGGCGGCAAGCGGACGACGGGACTTGCGCCGGTCAATGACATCAACGGTTTGAATGTCGTATTGGCGGGCGAAGATTTACCGCAGATTGTGATTTTCGATGGAGGGTATCAGGATGATTCCAATACCTTCCAACCCTTCATTGCGAATGCGAAAGTGATCGTGGTTGGCACGCGCACCGACGGCGCGGCGATTGGCGAATACCAAATGACGCGCAACGCCAACAATCCGAATGCCTCCCCCGGCGCTTATATGAAGGTCAAAGACGATCCGAATTCTGTTCCGCGCTTGATCGAAGTTCACGACGGTCACAACGGCGGCCCAGCTCTGTATTTCCCCTCGGCTATTGTGGCAATGTCTGTCTAAGACATTCCTTTTTGGTTAGTTGATGGATTGTTCAAGGGTGTTTGCCAGTGCAGATGCCCCACTTTTTGAAAGACAATATGGCAAAGAAATATGAAGTGAAATTCGCAGGAATCACCGACAAAATGGGCGAATTGCGGCGCGCGGGCGAAGTGCTGGACGCTACCGAAATTGCGGATGTCGAGCGGTTGATCGGGTTGGAAGCCATCGCCGAAATTGCCGAGGCAAAGCCGAATGGCAAAGCAGATGCCCCTGCTGAGACTGGTAAATAATGCCAACAGTCTCCCAAATCAATGCGGTTACGAATCCCTTCGACGCGATCCGCGCGGCCCGGTTGAAGTCTGTCGTCAAAGCCTCGCAGTTTTATGCTGTCAATTTCGCGTTGCTGGAAGACTTTGAGACGAAGATTGACGCCCTCGTTGGACTCACAACGACGAACGCCAAATATCTCTACGCGCTGACCGACGAGATTGACGATATTGGCGATGACACGACGAAGTTGAAGGGCGGACGTGATGGCGTGGATTACGACCCGCGCCGCGACATTGAATCACTGCTCGGCGAAGCGATGGGCTTGTTGTATCCGGCTGGCACTGCCTTCACGAATATTGCTGTGCTGCTGGCGGGCGCAAACGTCGGGCGCGCGATGACGGCCACCATGAATGACGTGGAGTGATATGGCGACTTTGGCAAAACCGCATCAGAAGCGGCTGCAAATTCTGCACAAATTACAACACATCAAGCAGGGCGAGTCCGCGACGCTGCATCTGATGCGGCTCAATGCCGACAACGAAATCAAGTCGGTGTATCAATTGACAACGAACTGGCGCAAGTCGCAGGTCAGGGCCGAGTTGGGCGGCTTCGTGGATGTGATCGAGATTGCGGAGACGACGGCCATCAACGCGCAGATCAATGCGGGCGTTCACGCGGTGGCACATGGCTCAACCCTCTATAAAGTGCAGATCAGGAACGCACCTCATGGATTCGCTCGTTATTGGGAACTTACCATACTCGCTACGGAACCGACTGTACCGAGTATGTTTTCTTGAGATGGAGAAATTTATGGGAGAAGAAATCAAAAAAGCAGAAACACCAAAAGCGCCGAAAGTGATTCACTGGGCGGTAGATTTGGGCAGCAAAGGCATTTTTACGCCGGGGCAGGAAGAGGCAATGGCGAAGCACGTCACACCGCAACAGGCATCGGAGTTGAAATCGCTGGGCGCGATCAGCGGGGATTGGGAATGATCCGCGATGGAATGCGCGCGGAAGACGCTCTGTATGGCTTCCTGTTCTTGCTGATAATGGCGACTCTTCGCATCACAATCAGCCCGCAACTGCAATCGCTGCCGCAACGGATGGCGCAACGGGCAAAAGCTGCGCGCGAGGATTCGGCCAAGCTGATGATCGCCAATACGGAGCAATCCATCCGCGACGTCGGAGCGGATGCCAGTCATGAACTCGTCAATTCCGTCGAAGAGTTCGATCCCCGCGAGGATCGTGTGCGTGTCGGCTCGAAAAAGCCCCAAGCCGATTATGTCGAGAATGGCCGCAAGCCGGGCAAGGTTCCGCCCTGGCGCGAGTTCAAGGCGATTTTGGAGAAATGGGCGGCGGCGAAGGGATTGCACTTCGATAATCTCTATGCCGTCGTTCAGAAGCTGCGCAAAGTAGGGTTTTATGGACAAAGCGCAGAAGGCAAGAAGCCGTTTCAGAAGGCGCGCGACAAATCCGAGCCGATGATTATCGCGCTGTGGCAGAAGGCGTTTCGAGGTTTGTAGATGGATACGAGTAATGTCACCGCAGCACAGGTTTCCGATGCCATCAAAACGATTGTGACGGCGGCCTTGCCGACGACCAAAATCCTGCCACAAAATATTTGGGGGATGGACGAAGGCGGCTTCGGCCGCTTGCTGGTGACAGGCGAGGCGCTGAAAAGTCCGAGCGACAGCAACCGCATCAATGCTTTCGCGTTCTGGCGGCAATCCATTGGGCAGAGCGATAACGCCATTGCTGCGCTGCGCACGGGGCCGCCATCGTTTTCGGCAGTGCGCCCCGCGCCCGCGAACAACCGCTTGCTGGTGGAAACGTGGCAGTATGAGTTACGCTTCTTGTATGCGTACGCATCGGGCAGCAATGCGGCGAATTCCACGCGCGAATTTGACGAGAAGATTGATGCGATCACCGCGGCGTTCGCCATCAAACCACAATTGGGATTGTCGAGCATTCATCTGGAAAGCTCGTCACAGGTAGTCTGGCAATCGCTGGGCGTGGTTTCCAATAACGATTTCAAAGCCCACGACGGGGTGGGCCTTTTCCGCGTGACGGTTCACAAGCCGCTTACGCCATCATAAAGGAGAATATCATGGCAGTTTTCTTGGGTAGAGGAATCGTCATCGCTGCGGAAGTGGATGAAACGACGGGGAATATCGTTGGCGGTTGGTACGACCTCGGCGAAGTATCGAACTTTGCGCCGGGCGCGCAAACGCAACGGCTCGAAAAGTTCACCAACCGCGATGCAACGAATGCACTGGTGGCGTCCGTCGAGACACAGATCAATACCAGTCTTGCCATTACGATTGAAGAGCCGAACGTGGACAATTTGCGTTTGATCGTGCGCGGCGAAAAGGTAACAGTTTCGTCAACGGCTTTGACCGGAGAAGTCTTGCATAGCGGCTCGGTTGCCGTTGGGCAATTCCTGACTACGAAATATCCCGTGCTCTCTGGCTTAGTGATTAAGGATTCAGCGGGATCGCCTGCGACGCTGGTGGCTGGCACGGATTATTCCGTCGTGGATTTGACGCAAGGCAAAATCAAAATTCTCAATCTCGGTTCGTATGTGCAGCCGTTTAAGGCGGATTACACCCGCAAGGCGCAAACCACTGTGCCCGTCTTCAATGCCGGGGCGAAAGCCTGGCGTGTTCGCATTGACGGTCTCAACTTGGTGGATAATGCGAAGTTCCTGGCGGAATACTACCGCGTGCGCGTCAACCCGTCGCAGAGCTTCCCGCTCATTGGGCAGCAGTTCAGCGAGTTCGTGCTCGAAGGCGCGGCGATTGCTGACACGACGAAGGCGAGCGATGCGACGCTCGGTCAATACGGGCGCATCATTCAAGGGCTGTAATTTTCTCGCACGGTGGAGAAGGAGTATCTCGTCAGGCTCATAACCTGAAGATCGTCGGTGCAATTCCGACCCGTGCTTCCAAGTTTCTATGACTGATTCTCAAACCTCTCTGCTCGCTGCCCTCGGCGTGACCGGCCAAGAAATTACTCTGGCCGGTCATACCTTCAGCATCTATGAACTTGAGGCCGTGCAAGTCGGTATCCTGCTCGAAGAAGCGCAGGGACTCGACAAAGCCGGGCTTTCAATCATCAAGCAAATCAACGAAGAAACGGGCGTCGAAGAGGCGTTCTTTCAACGCAACTATCTCGGCCTCGCAGCAGCGGCCAAGCCTGTGCTGCTGATGCTCGTCGGGTTCTCGCTCGGCTTCGATCAGGAATGCGATGCGTTGGACGTCGCGGCGCGCAAAACGGCGGCGCTCGCAGGTGCCGGGAAAATCGCCACGAAGCACTTGCCGAAACTGCTCGCGGAAATCTACGAGGTGAACAAGAGTTTTTTCGGCGAATTGATCGCAACCCTGCAACAGATGGGACTCGTCAACGACGACATGGCAAGCAAGCTGAGCGGGTTCGTAACGAATGGGCTGGCATCCTTGCAACCCTCAAGCGAAGCGGCTACAGCCTGATGGAGATTGCCCGCATGCCGCTGTCGCAGATTGAAATGATGGTGGACGAGCAGGTGCGCTACGAAGCGATGCAGCAGGCAAAATTGATTCGCGCGTTGAATTTGGGGATGCACGGCGAGCCGAAAGATTTGAAGGCAGAAATCGCGCGCTTGACGAGTTAATCGTTGCTTGATGTGTAAATGTGGTCTTTGAGGAGTGGGCTTCATCCACTCCTTTTTTTGTTTTCGAGGGTGATTATGCCGAATGATATTGTCATTGATCTCATCATCAACGGGCTGAGACAGCTTGATGACCTGGCGAAGAAATTGGGCGGCGTCCAAGCTGCCGGGCAGAAAGTTGGCAACGCTACCTCCCCACTCGAAAAGGCCGAACGGGCCACGCTTCGCTATGCCCAAGCGACGGCGCGCTTGCAAACTGCACAAGGCAACCTCGCGGGCGCGCAAAACACGCTGGCTTCAGCACTCAGTAAAGTCACCAACAATTCCCTGGCCGCCATTCGCGCGCAAACCCAGCTTGCCCAAGTTACGAATCGCGTCGAAGGGCGCACGCAATCGCTGTCTGGCTTGTTCGGGCAACTCACGCAGAAACTTGTCGGGTTGACACCTGCGGGGCGGTCTGTGAGTGCCATCGGCAGCGCGGCGACGATCAGCACGGGGGCGGTCGCAGGCTTGGCGGCGGCGGCTGTAGGTGTGTATGGCGCATTCAAGGCTGTCGAAGCGGCAGGGCAATTCCTGTTTGATTTGGGCGAAAAGGGGATTGAAGCGAATCGCAAAATCGAAACGCTCAAGCTCGGACTCGCCACTGTCATCGCCAGCGCCGGAAAGATCACGCTCGATGGCGTGGAACTCAAAGGCGTGGACGCGCTGACAGCATCGCTCCCGATTGCGGCTGAGCAATTTCAGAAGTTGCGCATCGAGGCACTGCAAACCGCAGGCACAATTGAAACGATTGGCCCCGCTTTTCAGCAGGCGATTGGCCCCGGCCTGGCTGCCGGATTGGGCTTAGATCAAATCCGCAAAACGACGATTGACATTGTGAATCTGGCGACATCCATTGGCCAGCCACTTGACCAAGTGGGGCAGGAACTGCGCGCCATCTTTGAAGGGCAGATTGACAGAAACGCGCGCATTGCGAAGACGCTGGGCATTACGTCAGAGGATTTACAGAACGCGCGCGAAGCCGGAAAACTCGCCGAATTCCTCAACGAAAAGCTGCTCGCGGCTTCGGCGGCAGGTAAGTTGGTTGCTCAAACGTTTGAGGGGGCAAAATCAAACCTCGCAGAAGCGGCGGACGTGTTTGCGGGCACGGTCACAGAAGGGCTGTTCAATACGCTGCGCGACAAGCTGAATGAAATCCTGCCACAAGTTTTTGACACGAAAAACGCGAATCTGCTCAGTGATGCGTTTGCGGGCGTTGGCGACACGCTCACGCAAATCTTCAATGTGGCAGGCGATTTGATCGCGCGCACAATTGATGAAATTGTCCTGCGCGTGAAGCAGGTGTCTGAATTTTTGAATGACAACCGCGAGACGGTTGCAGAGATTATCACCGGCATTGGAGAAATCGTGCGGATTGTCGTTGGGCTGATTGCCGACATCATCACAGGCAACTCCAACACAGTCACTTGGAAAAGCACCTTTGAAGTCATTCGAGAGGTGGTCAAAACCATTGCCGTCACGATGGCCTACGTGCGCGACATCGTGGGATTGATTCGCAACGCGGCAGTGCTGACCGGCGCGGCCATCGCCAACAGCATCCTGACGCCATTGGCAAAGGGCGCACAGTTCATCGCCCAACTGTTGTCGTTTCTACCGAGCATTGGCGGCGCAGCGCAGATTGTGGCTGATAGCCTGACAGCATTGGCAACGGCGGCACAAGGCGCGGCGGCGAATGCTTTTCAAGGGCTGACACAGGGAGTGCGGACGTTTGGCGACGAAGCCACGCGCACGCTGAACCGCATTGAGGATGCAGGGGGCGCAGCGGCCTTCGGTCGGACGCGCGCGACGCCGACAGGACGGGCGAATGTGAGTGGACGGCAACGCACCGACACAGACGATTTGAAAAAGAAATCCGCCAGCCAATTGCGGGCTTTGGCTGGCGCGAATGAAGAGCTTGCGAAAGCCATCAGTGAACAGACGACGGATTTGCTGCGCAATCAACTAGAAGCGGAGCGGCAGGCCGTCGAACGCAGCTATGCCGAGCGCACGATTTCCATTCAAGACTATTACGCGAAGTTGCGAGAATTGTCGGAAAAGGCGACGGCGCTGGAAATCAAGAACCTCGAAGCGCAAAAAGCGGCTTCGCAGGCGCGCATCAAAGACGCGGGCAACGATCCGAAGCGCGAAGCCGAAGTCATCAAGGAGCGCGCGCAGATTGTCAAAATCGAAACCGACATTGCCAACGCCCAGGCCAAAGGCGCGCGCGAGGTTGTTGATCTGCGCAATAGCGAAAAAGACGCGGTTGCTGCACTCACGAAGCAATACGAAGACCTTAATATTGAACTGCTGAAATTGCAGGGCGATACGCAAGGCGCGGCGACGTTGGAGATAGCGGCGCGCTACCGCGAATTGCTGGCGCAGGCGATTGCCGAAGGTGATGTGCTGATTCAACAAAAGATTCAACGCGCTATCGAAATCCTCAACGATCAGCAGCGATTGGCGCTGTCCGAAACGCGCGTCGGCACGATCAATACACGGCTCGCAACCGAACTTGATAAGCTCCAATCCTTGCGCGACCAGGGCTTGATTGGGGAAATCGAATACCGCAACAAAACGTTGGAGATTGAGCAAGAGAAGTCGAAAGAAATTCTGCGGCAACTCATGCTGCAACGGCTCATCATCTCGGCAACGCTGAAGCCGGGGGCGGAACGGGATAAAGCGTTAGCTGATATTGATTCCAAGATTGAAGATGCTCGGCAGTTGGGCGTAGATAAAACCTTTGGCGAGATTCGGCGCGGGATCGAAAACGATATTCGCGGCTCGTTTCGCGGGCTGTTCTCGGACATCCTGTCCGGCACACGCACCATCAAGGAATCCTTTCACAACTTCTTCGGTTCGATATTGAAAAGCATTAGCGACAGGCTTTCCGAGAAGATCACGGATACGTTGTTTGACAAGTTTGTTGACCCGCTGTTGGATCGCATCTTCGGCAACAAGCAAGGCAAAGGAAACAATCAGCAGCAGAAAAGCCCAATTGATCGCATCCTTGACATCTTCTTTGGCGGCGAAAAGGCGGATGCCGACGGTGAAGGTGGCTTCAGCGGGAAATTCTCCAAGGCGTTTGATGGCTTTTTCGGGAAACTGAAGGGCGTGTTTACTAAGGTCGAAGGTGGGTTCAGTTCTGTATTTGGTGGCCTCTTCAAAGGACTGAGCGGGATTCTTAGCAAGATTGGCGGCGGAATCGGCGCGGCGGCTGGTGGCATAGGAAGCATTATCAAAACCGTCGCCAGCGTCGTCGGCAGCTTCTTTGGGCTTGGCGGTTTTGCGGAAGGTGGATTTACTGGACAAGGAAGTAAGTTTGAGCCTGCCGGAGTTGTTCATGCTGGCGAGTATGTCTTTGATGCTGAATCAGTGAAAAGGATTGGCGTGGCGAATTTAGATAAGCTGCGTAAGGCTTCCACGCGAGGCTATGCTTTTGGTGGGTTTGTTCAGAAGAGCAAATTTAAGAGCGCGGATACGCTTTATAAAGATTTACAAGGCAGAGACAAGCTTGAAATTAAAATTGCGGATTTGAAGGGTGACGATGTTACGCGCGAGATTTTCACTGAAGTCAGCCTTATCAGGAAAATCTTACAACTGATTTTTGAGAAAGATTTAGACCAGTCACTTTTTGCGCGCATCATGCGGCAATTCGGCCCGCTATTGTCAGGTGTACTTGGGGGCGGTGGGCTGAAAGGCGGGCTGCTTGGTAGCTTTTTGGGCTTCGATGAAGGCGGCTTCACAGGCTTTGGTGGGAACCTGCAACCCGCTGGCATTGTCCACGCGAATGAATTCGTGTTCTCGGCTCCTTCGGTAGCGAATTTGGGCGTGGGATATTTGCAGAATTTGCACAACCTCTCGAAGCGGGGCTATGCGGATGGTGGATTGGTGACACCGATTGCGGCTCCGAACTTTGGTAGTACGGCAGCGGGGAGCGGGCGTCAACAGGTGGTTTTATTCGCGCTGGGCGATCAGCAGATTGATGACGTGCTGGACGAATACGGCTCGGACAATGTGCTCATCAAGCGCGTGAGCCGCAACCGTAAGACGCTCAAGGCGCTGTTGAATTCCTAACCACAGGCAAGCCCCGCTAGTTCTGACGATGGAGGATCGCACATCGCCAGTTCTGCCGAGCGGCGCGGCCATCGTTGCAACTGTCGAGGGTGGCCGTCATCCGCAAATCTGACGATGCTGGAGCGAAAGCGCGACATATTAACCCTTGCGCGCGCGCCGTCGGCTTGCATCCAGCTTCGCGCGCTGTTCTAAGATCGTCGCTTCGATTTGCGCATTGATTTCGCGGATGTCGGGCGGCTCATTCGCTTTCAATTCCAGATACCGCAGCGCCAAATCCAGTAGCGTTGCGTTTTGTGGTTGATAGCGTTCGTTTTCCAAATCGCTGATGGCTTGACTCGTCAGGCCGAGCCGAGCCGCCAATTCCACTTGGGTCAAATGGAGTGCCAAGCGACGGCGTTTGAGTTCAATGCCGGTCATTTCTCCCCTCCGAAAATTTGGTCGTCAGGCAATAGTCCGCGCTCTTCATCGCTGAGAATTTCCGCAAACTTTTGCTCCATTTGGTCAGCGTAATAATCTGCCTCATCCAGCAACGCGCCAAGAGGCTTGCCGGACTTGCCGATGCCGTAAATCAGTGTCGCACCCGCGTTGATGATGGACTTCGCGCATTGATCGTGCAGCGCGTACAGTTCCAAGACAAATTCTTTGTTAATTTCTCTCACTTGATTCTCCCTGATGATTTGGTTATTCTCTTGAAAGGTCGGGGAAGCCTTTCGACTTCCCCTGTTGGTTATTCAGATGAGCGATTGGTTGACTCGATCTCTTCCAATCGCTTTTCGATTTCATCCAACCTCTTACCGAGTTCCCTGCATAACTCAAAGAGCATCCAGATTCCCAGCTTCAAGTGTCGGACTACTTCGTCATCATCCATAACACCTCCTTTCAATGAGCCGCCAACCATTTGACGGTGAAAGAACTATAAGCTACTTTTAGTTATAAGGCAAGCATTATTTTTAAGTTGGCTGATTTTTTTTTGCGAATGGCAGGCGAATCCAGAACGCACCAATATCAGAGAGAGTCTTGCCATACTCCCTGCCGATGGCATACGAAATCTCCAACGGTTCTGGCATTCCCCACGCAACCTCGCACAGCGATCTGCTGGCGAAAATCCGCACGTTTGCCAATGCGAATTCCGCTGTGGAGATGGAATACGTTGCCGGGGATCGCTACATCACGAAGCTCGTCGGAGGCGGTTCGGATGCGATCTACTTTGGCCTGAAAGTGTTTACAGACGGAGGCGCGGCGGTTTATGGGCTGGTGTTGCAAGGCTACACCGGATTTCAGGCAGGGCAGGCGTTCGATTCACAATTGGGCGCAATCGCCTCGAATCCTCCCGCGTTGGCCGCGTGGAATTCAACCATCCAATATTGGCTTTTCTTGAACACTCGGCGGTTGATCGTCGTTGCTAAGATAAGCGGCACGTACCACATGGCCTATTGCGGCTTGATCCTGCCGTATGGCACGCCTGCGCAATGGCCCTACCCGTTGTTGATCGGCGGCTCAACCTATCGCGGGGACACGGACAACAGCGGCAAGCCGTATGCCTTCTCGGTCACAAACGCTAAAGTTACAAACTTCTGGAATCCCCTCAATGCGGATTCGTCGCGGGGATCATTGGCCATTCAAGATGGCGGCGGTTCGTGGATCAAATTGCTTAACACGCAGGCGACGTTCGCGGGCAAAGGCACGTTTCCCTATCTTTATCCTGCGCGCTATGCGAACGCGCGCAAGACGCCCGGCGGGAACGATCTGCTCTCGCCCATTCTCGTTTGCAACAACTCCCCGCTCGGCATCTACGGCGAACTTGACGGGATAAGGCATGTGCCCGGCGACGGGCTGACTGCTGAGCAAACTATCACCGAAGACGGCAATACCTGGATTGTCTTCCCGAACGTCTCGCGCACAGCAGGCGACCAATGGGTAGCGATCAAGCGTGCCTAGAATGGAAACTGAGGATTTATGACTATCGTTATTTTGATCTTTTTGGCAGCAATTCTAATAGCGCAAATTCAGTTGCTGAAAACTCTTGTTAAGTTGCTGGAAAGTACCAGCAAACTGCTTGAGCACTCCGCACAAAACAAGCGCGTTGAGGGTGTCATTTATGCCGACAAGGACGGGCAAGATAAAGTCGAGGGCGTCATCTATGCCGATTGATTCGGTGACCTCGCCGGAAGCAACGATGGTCGAGCCTCGCTATTACTGACGAGTGGCGCGGTCATCGCTGCAACGGGCGAGGTCACCGACGGCATCATCCGCATATCTGACGATGCTCCAGTAAAAACACATGAGTTACCAAACAGGCACAATTTCCGGCCCGGTTGATCTCATCACCGTCATCAAAGATGCCGCGGTCGCAGCGGGCTGGACGCTGAATCAGTTTGCGACGGTCGGCAGTGGACGGCGTTGCCATCTCAGCAAAGGCAACCTCTATGTAAACCTGCGCGCCTACGTCAACGAATCCACCTCAGAGCTTTACGCACTGTCGTTCACAACGCAACACTCCGTCGTCGGCCACGCATCAACGGGGTACAACGGCGCGAACAATTGGTACTCACAGCCCGGCAACATTCAATACAACCCAGGCTTCGGAAATCTCACGCACTCGTGGGGCGTGACGGGGTTGACCTCGACGGCCACGTATCACCTGTTCACCTTCACTGCCCCCGATGCGATTTATTGCATCGTAGAGCGTGCCGCCGGGCAGTTCCAATGGATTCTTTTTGGGAACCTCGACAAGAACGGCGATACGTGGACGGGCGGCGAATTCTTTGCAGGCTCTGGGCCCTGGGACTCAAACAACCTCTACTCAATTCCTGTGATTGCTTCCGCGCCAATCGGTGGTTCGTGGGCGTCCTTCGCCCAAGTGCGCGTGAGCAGCTTGGACAGTTTCACCGGATGGGCTGCCTCCTGGAATTTCAGCACCGGCTATCCGTGTCCTCGTTTGACCGATGCGATTTTCGATAAGCGGATGATCTTCGATTGTGCGCCCAACGCTTTCAACTCGCTCGCGCCACTGTTGCCGCTGGAAGTCTTCGTGAGTCGTCGCGGGACGGAAACGGGCGTGACGGATGAAACGTGGGCGTTTGACCTGCTCGGATACTTACCGAATATGTACGCGGTCAATATGCAAACGCTGTTGGCAGGTCAGTCGTATTCGGTGGGCACAGATCAATTCAAAGTCTTCCCCGTTGCGCGGCTGAGTGCTACGACAACATTCGGTCAATTCGACAATCCCGGCCATTCCCATTATTTCGGAATGGCTGTCAAATCCAACTGATGGCGGGACAATTATCCAAACCCAATCTCACGCTCAACGACAGTATTCTGTCGCCGACGGTGCGTGCCAAATCGTTTTCGCACGATTATGTGTATTTGGGCAATCGCGGCTTGGTGGGTGTGCGCGGGCCTGCGCCTGATTTGTCGGTCAACATCAATTCGCCTGGCTTACTGGCGCGCGGCTTTGGTGATCTCTGGTACAACCGCATTCACTTCACGCCGTACCCGCTGGCGATTGGCTCCGTCGTTGGCAACACCACACGAACTGTCGAGGTCTGGAATGCGTTTTCCGTGCCGCGCACGCTCCAAAGCCTGTCTTTGAATCAAGTGGACGGCATTACTTTGCAGAATGGACTGCCGCAGGCGTTTGACGGGTTGCAGGCGCGCAATCTTACCCTCGCCATCAGCAAGGATGGCACGCCGTTTTTGGATGGCTCCGTGATCTTCAATTTCGATCTCGGCATCGCGGCGGCATTGGCAGTCAATGGCCAGCGTGCGACGCTATTCCCTTTTGATCACAACTGGTCATCACGGGTTGTGGAACGGTTGGCCTGGAAAACCGAAGTTCTGACGGCGCGCAACGGCAAAGAGCAACGTCGTCGGCTCCGCGCGAATCCGCGCCGCACGCTGCGCTACGACTATTTCACTGAAGACAAAAAGCAATCCAGCTATTTCAAAAAGCACCAATGGACGCAGCAGGCGAACCGCATCGCCGTGCCAATCTGGTCAGATGCGACCGTGTTGGCGTCATCGCTGGCCAGCGGATCGAGCGCGATTCCGGTTGCGACGGCGGGGCGTGACTTCGATGCGAATGGAATGGTGGCGTTGTGGCAATCTCCGTTCAGCTACGAACTTTTGCGCATCAACACCGTTGCGGCCAATCAAATCAACCTTTCGACAAATACCGCAGCGACGTGGGCAGCGGGGACAGTGGTTGTGCCCGTGCGGACGGCGAACTATCCGGCAGAGCTTCAGCGCACGCGCCCGACGTTGCAGCATCTGCAAAACCAAGTGGAAATTCGGTTGTACGAAACCGAAGCCAGCGTCAACCGGTACACGACGCCGACGCCAACGTTGTATCGTGGCCTGGCGTGCTGGGATTTCTATTCCGAAACCAGCGATGCCCTTGACGACACGATACAACGCGACATCGAAACCCTCGACAACGAAATCGGCATCAGCCAACTGTACGCCAATTGGGATCGCGCACAGGGACAGGCGGATTTTCGCTGGTTTGCGATTGGCCGCACGGAAATCGGGCAGATGCTCGGTTGGTTGTATTACTTCGCAGGTAAGCTGAAACCGGTCTGGCGGTTGACCTGGGAACACGATTTTGAGTTGGCAGCGACGATCACGAATAATTCATCTGTGTTTGACGTGACGGATTGGGGCTACCGCGACACGTACAATCTGGCAGAGACCAAACGCGACATCGCCATCATCCTAAAAAATGGCACGATCCACCGACGCAGAATCACGGCAGCGGTCGCCAGTGGCACAGCCGGGCGCGAAACCCTGACTGTAGATGCGCCCATCACTCCGGCGGTTACACTCAGCGACATTGACCGCATTTGCTTTATGAATTGCGCGCGGCTGGCGGCTGATGAGGTGGAAATTGAATGGCCGACAGGCAATTGCGCGATTGCAAAATGGCGGTTCGTGGATTTGACGACGACTGCGTAAGAGGACTTGTATGCCGAAATTTTATCAATTCACGGATGACAAAAACGAAACGGTTGAATATTGGTTTCACTGTCCAGGATGCGAATATAATCATGGCGTTCGTGTCAAAGGCCCACATCCGGTTTGGCAGTGGAACGGAAATGTTGATAAACCGACCGTTTCGCCTTCTTTGCTGGTCAATGGCAGCACGCCGGAAACTCGCTGTCATTCCTTCATCACCGACGGGAAGATTCAATTTCTCGGCGATTGCTTTCATTCCCTCAAAGGCCAGACCGTCGAGATTCCTGATTACGAAATATGAAGATTTTCAAAGACTCGGAAACATTTGCCATTTGTTTTTTTATCGCCTGCGTAGTAATTGGCTTGGCGCTTCTTTATTTCTGGATATATCAAAATTGGGAGTTGCTGACAAAGCCGTAAATCTGTAAATACGATTATGAGCTTCAACACCTTCGAGACATCGGAATATTCCGGCCAACCCATTGTGATGGTGCATATTCGCGCGGGGGGCACGGACTACAACTACACGCCGAACGACATCGAAGCCCAACATCTCGGCTTGACCTATCTGCGCTTGCCAGGGCTTGAAATTGACGCCATCGAGCAGGGAATGGACGAAGTGCAGAACGAAATCCGCCTCACGATGCCGCGTGACAATCCGATCGCGCAATTGTTCAGCGGGCTGCTGCCAACGGCCTCGCCGGAAATCACGATTTACAGCCGACATCAAGGCGACACTGAAACCATTGCCAATTGGCAAGGGCAAATCGCGGCAGTAGATTTTCAAGGCAATCGGGCGGAAATGCGCTGCGCGTCGTTGCTCTCGCTGCTGAAATCCACCGGGCTACGCTACACCTACAGCCGACGATGCCAGCATCAATTGTTTGATTCCGGCACGTGCAAGGTAAATCCCGTGGCGTTTTCGGCGTTTTCGACGGTCGGCAGTGTGAGCGGCAACGTGCTCGGCATTGCGGCGGCGTCGGGGAAACCAGATGGCTGGTACTCAGGCGGGATGGCCAAACGAACCAATACGAATGAGCACAGGCTTATCATCGGTCACGTCGGCGCGAATCTGACGTTGTATGCGCCATTTGCCGGGATTTCGTTTGGGGAGTCGGTGCAAATCTTCGCGGGCTGCGATCACACGATTGAAACCTGCAACAGCAAATTTGCCAATTCGCACAATTGCAGCGCGTGGAATGCGGTTCCCTTACGAAATCCAGTGACCCAGAAGATTGCCGGATAATTCCTGATGCCATTTCCCATTGCCGCACTCATCATCGCTGGAATTAGTTTTCTCGGTCAGTCTCTTCTTGCTCCCAAACCAAAATTCTCCAAACCAAAAGAATCCGGGCTGAATGACTTCGACGTCACGACGGCGGATGAAAAGCGCCCGATTGCCTACATTGCAGGCAATGTCAAAGTTGCGCCGAACATTACCTGGTTTGGCGATCTCATCAATACGGCGATCACGAAGCACGTGGCGACCTCTCCCCTGAGTGGCACGCGGCAGACGCTCGGCTATCGCTATAATTTGGGCTGGGAAGCGGGCTTGTGTTTTGGCCCGCAGGTCAAATGCAAACGCATCACTTATGACGACAAGGATATTTTCAATGGCGCGTTGCTGGGGATTCCGGCGACGACAACGATTTTGCAGGAAAACCTATTTGGCGGCGAAGGCGAAGAAGGCGAAGGCGGCATCAATTGGGTGCTGGATTTCTATTCGGGCGATGGCGCGCAGCCAGTGAATGCGTACATGCAATCGCGCGTCACGCCCTACGCCGCACACAACAATGTGTGCTATGTGGTCTCGCGCGGGCCTTCGTCGGGTGTGATTCGGGACGGCTCTGGCAAATACCTGTCGGGGACGGGCTACATCGGCAAGGCGCTACAGATGCGCGAACTAGCGTTTTTCCTTGAGCGATTGCCGTCAACAGTCAATCCGCCAAAAGCAATCATCGGCTCCGACGTGAACCCAGTCGAAGTGCTCTATGAACTGTTCACGTCGAAACTATTTGGCGGCAAGATTGCCTCGTCGCGGCTGAAAACGGATTCGTGGTTGGCGGCGTCCAACATCCTCCACACCGAAGGCTTTGGCATCAGCGTCAATTGGAACAATCCGGGCGGCGTCGAAGAGATGATTCAGCAGATCGTGGACACGATTGATGGCGCGATCTTTATGGATTACAGCACGGGTCTCATTGACATCAAGCTCGTGCGCAACGACTACGACGCAGGCACGCTGCGTGTCTTTGATCGCAGTAATTCGGTGTTTGAATCCTTCAGCCGTGGCAGTTGGGAAGAGACGATCAATCAGCTTGATTACGAATTTATAAGCCGCGCCGACGATTACAAATCAATGCCCGACGGGCAGCATGATTTGGCGAATTTCAATATTCGCGGCGTGGTGGAATCGGGAAACAAAGACTACAAATTTATCTATGAACGCGCGCTGGCCAGCAAATGCGCCTTGCGGGATTTGCGCATTCTGGCGCTCCCACTGGCCAAGGGGCGGCTAATCACGAATCGCACCGGCTCGCTGGTCTATCCGTCTGAGCCAATCAAAATCAATTGGCCTGAATATGGGCTGGATAACAAAATCTTTCGCGTCGCCAAGTGCAATTACGGCAGCTTGAAAGACGGGCGCGTGACCTTTGACGTGATCGAAGACGTCTTCAGCTTTGGCGCGCTGGCGTACAACGTGGTTGGCGGCTCAGGCTGGACAGCGCCCACGACAACGCCAACGTCGGCCACGCTCGAAAAGGTCTTTGAGCAGCCCTATTTCTTCCACAAAACAGACGAGAATCGCCCCGTGTCGCTGGTCGCGTCGCCGGGCGGCGGGCAGTTGAATCATGATGTGTACGCCTCGACGGACGGCGGCGTGAATTACACCCTGTTGCAATCCGAGGCGCTGTTTGTGCCCGTCGGTCAATTGCTGAGCAACTATCCGGCGACGACGGATTATTTTGACGCGATGGGCTTTGAATTGTCGGATGTGTCGCTGCTCTCGTCGGTGGTTGACGTCGCAGTGAATGACATCAAAAACGGCGACGGGTTGCTGTGGTTTGAAGACACGAACGAAATCGCAGCGTTTGAGGACATCTCCTACAACGCGATCACAGGACGCTACCAAATCGCGCGCGTCTGGCGCGGCGTGCTGGACACGTTGCCGCAGGCGCATCTCACAGGCGAGCGCGTGTGGTTCATTTCATTGGGCGGAGCATTGCCAAACCAAGCGTATGCTGACAGCCTGGCAATCAAACTCAAACATCCAACCCGGAGCGTGACCGGCGTGCTGGATTTGGGCGCAGCGACCGCGCGCGATCTGACGTTCAATCAAAACCGTTCCGAGCGGCCCTATCCCCCAGCGGATTTTCAGATCAATGGCAGCGCGAATCCTTCCGGCGTGGCAGGCGATTTGAACCTGACGTGGAAGCATCGGGATCGCACGCAACAACCCGAGGTGATTCAGCAAACAGTTGCCAGCGTCGGCCCGGAAACAAGCGTGACGTACACGCTGCGGTTCTATAACGCAGCAAATTCCCTGCTTCGCACGGTCACAGGGCTGACCGGAACAACGTACCAATACAGTGCGGCGCAAGAATATATTGACAACTCAAACGCGACGAACAGTTCCTTGCGAATCGAGTTGGAGGCGGTGCGCGGCTCATTCGTGAGTTTGCACAAGTGGAATAAGACGATTTCGCGGCTCGGACTCGGTTACAGCATCGCGTACGACCAGGATTATTTCTAATGCCAGCTTCGACAGAACCAAATTTCGACATCAAGCATTCGTGGGCAGTCGGCGAATCGTACAAGCCGGAGATGGACGCCAACCTGAAGAAGTTTGGTGGGCTATTCTTCCCGTCGGTTATCAACGCCACGATTACCGCTCTGCCCGGCTCTCCCACAGAAGGCGACCGGTACATTTTTGCGGCAGACGCGGGCGGCGGGAATGCGAACAAGGTAGCCGTATTCGCAAATACGGCGTGGATTACTTACACCCCGAAACGCGGCTGGCTCTTCCACGACCAATCCGTTGCTATCGGCACGATAGGTTGCTTCCGGTTCTTCGATGGTACGAATTGGGTGAATGCGGATTTCGGCCTTGCTGCCAATGTGATTACCAACTCTCACATCGCAGCGGCAGCCGCAATTGCCCTCTCAAAACTGGCGACGATCACGGCGAATCGTGTGGCTGTCAGTGGCGCGGGAGGCGTGATCGAAGCGGCAACGGCGACGAAAGATCAGGTGAACGCGCTGGCGGGACGGATAGCGGGGCGAGTGGGGTTTTTTGATGGCAGCGGATTGCTGACGGATTCTGCAAATTTTCAGTGGGATAACACAAACCAACGACTCGGCCTGAGTCGCGTGCCAAGTTTCAAATTTGACGCACAACTTAATAGCGATGATAGGTTCCGGTTGGTGCAAACTGTGGAAAGTAATTTCGGATTTGCACTCACAAAAAGTGTTTCTGCGGGGGCGTTCAATATAGGTTGGTTGTTTTACGTCCCCAACAATGGAAAGGGGTTGCGCTTTTATAACGACAGCGGCGTAGGGGATATTTTTGAGATTCAGGACTCTGGGATTTTCAATATCGGAGAGCGCGTCGGGGCTACCGCTGCGCAATTTGCGGTTGGCTGCACCTCGGCTTCCCGCGTGGTTGCGCAATTAAAAGGCGCGGCTTCGCAAACAGCAAATATCTGCGAGGAATTGGATTCATCCCATAACATCCTCAGCGGGCGCAACGCCAAAGGGAAGGAACTTTTGGATGGCACCTTGACCGCAGGCGGCACGACCGGCGCGCAGACGATCAATAAACCGAGCGGTTCCGTCAATTTCGCTGCTGCTGCAACATCTCTCGTTGTGACGTGCGATCAATGCACAACATCGTCTATTGTCCAAGCGTTCGTGCTGACAAACGACACGACGATGAAAAGCGCCGTTGCTGTGCCTGCATCTGGTAGCTTCACAATCTATCCCAACGCCGCGCCGACCGCCGAAACCAAAGTTGGATTTATTATCACGGAAATTGTGTAAGGAATTTATGAGCAAAAAGTATATCAATTTCACATTTGAAGTCTTAGACGCGCCCTTTTTAGAAAAAGGGAAGCCCGTCGCCGATCAAAAGACCCAGATTTTACAGTTCGCGCAATGGTTGGGCTGGACAGGCAAGCAACCTGACCAATATGCCCCGGAATATTGCCCCTTCGTCATCATCCCGGCTGGCGATCCCGATGCCGAGAAAATCGAAGCCGAGTGCAAGGCGCGTGGGCAGGGTTGCATTCGAGAAGAAATGCTCAGTAAAGGCGATGCAGAAGTAATTGAGGCAGAGAACGCGCGGCGCGCTGCTGCGTATAAAATGGAGTGCAAAATCGCCGAGAATCCGGCGTTTCTTGTCGAAGATGCTTGCGCGCTGAACATTTTGCAGTCATATTTGAACCAACGACTGCAAAATATCCCGCCCGCGCTCCATGGCACGTTCGCCAAACAGTTCAACGAAGAATACGAGATTGCTTAATATGTCCAAGCCCGGCAAAGGCGGCGGCTGCCTCTTGCGAGGGTTATGAAGTGGCAAACGAGTGCCGCCGCTAACCGCTTTAGGTGTGCAATCGGAGTTCTGAAGGTAAGTTTTAAGCGGTTATAAATTGCGATATTGTAAACACTTGCGTGCTATTGCAGAAGATGCAAAAACAAGACACAAGGGCTTTTAACCAGTGGGTCGCAGGTTCGAGTCCTGCTCGGCTCACCACTAAAATCAAGCACTTACGGGCAATCTTCGGATTGCCCGTTTTGTGTTTGTGGCAGAATCGTGCCGCGACTTTTGCGGCTTTTGATTACGGGGGAGTTCCACTGCTAATCTGGATATTTGATCTTAAAGTTTAGCGAGGTCAGGGCAATTTCAAGTGCAACATCTTCGCCGTAAATGGGCGCGAGTGATTGTTTGATAGCTATTTGTCCAATATCCATATTTTTTTACTCTTGGCCGACATCATTCAAACTGGCGATGGCGGATCGCAGCGCATACCGTTCCAGCATGGGCATCTTTTCCAACTTTGCCTGCCAGCGTTTCACTTTGCGTTTGATCCGTTCCCGCTCGCGAAAATTCTCGCCCAAAAACGAATAGTCGTGCAGTTCCTGCGGCTCTGGAAAATTACACCAGAGATATTCTGTTGCCAGTGAGCCACCGCGCGTGACAGCCTGAAATGTGATCGTGCGCCAATCGCGCAAAGCTTCGGCGTATATCTCCGAATAATAGCCACTCACCATCACCATCGCCGGGATCGTCCGCACGATGCGCAGAAGCTCACGGTGCTGATCGTCGCTGAACTCATAACGATACAAGGGGCGTTGATTGCGTCTTGTGGACATCACGTAAGGCGGATCGCAATAGACCAGCGTGCCGGGTTCGTAGGTGTGAATGCGCAAATAATGCAGTGCATCGCCATGCACGCGGCAGAGGTTTGGTGCGTGCAATTGATTGAGTACGTCTTTGTCGAGATCAATCGCAATGGAGCTTAGGGCCGGGCGCTTCAGCCGCAGAATGGAACCACCGCCGGCAAAGGCTTCGATGTAATGCGTGTGCGGCGGCATCTGGTTGATGATCCGCTGATACACGCCTGCCTGTCCTTTTCCTCCGGCAAAACTCATGACGCCTTCCTCGACTTTTGCGACCTTTGCAGATGTTGCCAGCAAGCGCGCTGGCCTTTTTTGCAGCGACGTTTGCATCGTGAACCAAATTTGTATGGCGGAGAATTTTTCAGGGAATTACATTTCATATTTTCCCGGATTCGCCATCGTCGGTTTTGGCGGTGTCGTCGAAGCCGTTCATATCCCTTGCTTTATCAAAGGATGCTTATTCGCCTCCTCGTAATATTCACTGAGCTTTTCCGCCTTGATGATTGTGTTCACCGCTTGGGAGATACGAATGCACCGCGCCGAAATGCGCGACATCAGTCTAGGAATCAAGCTCAGGATCAAAGCCGCTTCTTGAATATGCGCCTGCCGTTCTTCTTCGCTCAGATTGTCCCAGCGGGGACGATGGAATCCCGGTTGCGCTTCGTACAGATTGCGTGCAAACCAAAAGGTGTCTGTCTCTTCGGTGTTGCCGTCGAGCGAATAGCCTTCGTTGTGCATTTCGCAGCGAATCGCATCGAGAGCATAAAATCGCGCGATGCGATTCAGGAACCCCGCATCGTCTTCCAGAAATGTTTTGTCGTGATCTCTATGATCGTGTGCCATCAGTTTAATCCTCTCTTTCCTTGCGAAGTTCTTTATCTTCAATTTGCCGCCGAATTCGTCCGGCAGTTTTAGCATTGGTTGGCCCGTGTCCTTCCCCTGTATGCTCGCGCTCCATCCAATCCACCAAGTTCTTGCCAAATCGCATATTGGTGTTGATTGACCAGGCTGCGCCGCATAAACAATACCGTTTGACCTTAGTCATTTGTCTCCCTCCAAATCGCCGACAGCTTCGATGATCTTTTGCGCCCGTTTCTTCAAGTCGGCCAACACCAATTTGTGACTATCAATATGATTGTCGCGCACGAGCCGATACGCTTCAGCTAACGAGCCGTAATTCCAATCTGCAAGCCTCACCCCTGCGGCTTGCTCAAAATTAGCAATCTGTTTTTGCAACCGCTCAATCACATATTGTTGTGCCTGTTTTTCGGCTTTGATCCCTTTCTCGTACCCTTCCCGCTGCACGCGATCCAGTTCACGGCGCGGGTTCAATTGTTCCTGGGCTTGGCGCAACAAGGAAGCCAGGAAACTGCGTGGCATCGCAATGGCTTCATTCCTGGGTGCCTCGATGATAGCTTTGAGCTTGCCGCCGACCACAGCCAGCAGCCCCCAGGTCTCCGGCAATTCGCCGGGCTGGACGATGGCTTTGTCCGTCACGACCAGCCACCAGTAATCGCAGTAATTGAAGAACCGCTCCGCTTTGTGCGGTTGCTTGAGTTCCTTCTGCCAATCGGCCCGCGAAACCTTCAGCTCAAAACCGGCTGTCCAGAGTCCACGCGACGGCCAGAGCGAAATACAGAACGCATCGGCAGTGCGCTGTTTCAAACTGCCGGTGGCATCGGGTAACTCCTCGAAGAAGGCGTACTGGTCGCGTGGATAACGAGCGCGCAATAGGTTTCGTAATTCAGGCGTCTGTATCATGAACCCTCCATTTCCTTCTGTTGGGCGCAGATTTGGCCACAGAACTTTGCACTTTTAATCATCGCTTGTTACCTACTTGGCTTTCGTTGCAAGCGTAAAGCCCTGAAAACGCAGGCTAAGGATTTCTTGCCATCGCTGCAAAAATAATGTCACAAAAATCTTAGCC